TATATTATTTTAGAACCATACATTCATTTGCTTTTGATCAATTAGATTTAAATACTAAAAAAGTAATGCAGCCATCAGATTATGAAAAGATAGGTAAACAATTAAATATTAGAGTTAAATATTATGACAAATATAATAGAGAAGAAATATTTTATTTAAACAACGATAGTCCATACTTTCAAATGATTGGCAGAGCTATGAATAGAGATATTACCATAAGAGAAGAATACGATAGAAATGAACACAATAGAAAAGAAATAAAAAGATTTTCAATATTAAAAAACATTGATGACAATTTAAAAGAATACAAAAGAGTAAAAGAAAAATTAGATTTTAATGATATGATAAATCAATTAATAGACAAAGAAGATTTACCAAGATTTAAAGTTATATTTATAGATGAAGCACAAGACTTATCTCCATTACAATGGAAGTTATTTGATAAATTAAAAGAATATGCAGATGATATTTACCTAGCAGGTGATGATGACCAGGCTATATTTGCTTGGGCAGGTGCAGATGTAAACAGATTCATAAATGAACCTGCAAAAGAAACAGTACTAAAATATTCTAAAAGAATATCTAGAGCGGTACAAGAACAATCTATGGTACCTTTAACTAACATAATAGGACAAAGAAAACTTAAACAATATTATCCAAGAGATTACGAAGGTATAAGTGAAAGAATAAATAATTTAGATCAAGTAGATTTAACAAAAGGTAAATGGCTAATACAAACAAGAACTATTTCTAGATTAAATAGAATGACAATTCATGGTGTAGAGGAATTGAATTAGAGGAAAAAGAGATAAAAGACATTGTTGAATTTACAGGTTTAAAACAAGAACAATGGGATAAAAATATAAGTTGGTTCGATGCATTTAAAGAAACAGATTATAAAGAAAGAGAATATATAAAACATTTATTAGATAATGGTGAAAATTTAGATGAAGATGCACGTATTCAGGTGTCTACTATTCATGCAGCTAAAGGTGGTGAAGAAGACAATATAATTCTTTGTTTGGATATGGGAGATAAAATTAAAAAAGCAATTAAGAAGAGTCAAGATAAACACGATGAAGAACATAGAGTTTGGTATGTTGGATCTACACGTACAAGAAATAATTTATATAAATTGAAAGCAAGATTAAAAAGAAATGAATACAAACATTTATAAGAATTTATATACAAATGTATATAAACCGATTGGGAGCGAGATGCCCTTTACTGGTGATTGGCAGCATCAGGTTCTAACGGACGAAGTTGGTTCGATTTTCTCGGACTCCCTATCATTGGATATAAGATCGTTAAACCAACAACTGCCACACTAACTAAATACAGGAGAAAAAAATGATAAATATAAAAAGTGTAGAAAAAGAAGAAAATAGTAATACATATTTTATTACTTATATATTAAATAATCAAATATTTACTTATGGAGGAACTCCAGAAGAAATAGTTGAAGGACTTATTAAAAATTTTAAGAAAGGAAATAAAAATGACAAATAAAAATATGTTCGAAAGTGCGTTTCCACAAGATAAGCAGATAGGCGGGAATCATTATAAAGATTTTCACATTCAACCCTATGAATTCATTTCTAAAAATGACCTTTCTTTTTTTCAAGGAAATGTTATTAAATATGTATGCCGTTATATGAATAAAAATGGCATACAAGATTTAGAAAAAATAATTCATTATTGTGAATTAGAAATTAAAAAGATGAAAGATATGAAGAGGAAAAAATAATGTTAATGCCAACTACAGAATGGGTAGCACCTACAGAATTTCCTGATTTAAGAAAAGCAGAAGAAATAGCAATTGACTTAGAGACAAGAGATCCAGACTTAAAAACAAAAGGATCAGGTTCTATTATTGGTAATGGTGAAGTTGTAGGTATAGCTGTTGCTGTAGATGGTTATAAAAATTATTTTCCAATAGCACATGGTACAGGTCCAAATATGGATAGAGATAGAGTACTAAGATGGTTTAAAGATATTTGCGAATCACCTGCTACAAAAATATTTCATAATGCAATGTACGACGTATGTTGGATACGTAATTTAGGTATAAAAATCAATGGTTTAATTATAGATACTATGGTTGCAGCATCATTAATTGATGAGAATAGATTTTCATTTACATTAAATTCTTTATCATGGGTATATTTAAATAAAGGTAAGAATGAAAAATTACTTACTGACGCAGCAAAAGAACGTGGACTAGATCCTAAAGCAGATATGTGGAAAATGCCTGCAAGTGAAGTAGGTGCATATGCAGAAGAAGATGCTGCATTAACTTTAGAACTTTGGAATTTATTTAAAAAAATAATTATAGAAGAAGATTTACAAAATATATTTAATCTTGAAACTGATCTGTTTCCTTGCTTAGTCGATATGCGCTTCCTAGGGGTGCGGGTAGACGTGTCCAAAGCCAATCAATTAAAAACAGCACTGGCAGTAAAAGAACAAAACCTGTTACAACAAATAAAAATAGAATCAGGAGTAGATACTCAAATATGGGCTGCAAGATCAATTGAAAAAGTTTTTCAAAAATTAAATTTACCTTACGAAGTAACTGAAAAAACTGGTGCGCCATCATTTACTAAAAATTTTATTTCTAAACATAATCATCCTGTAGTTCGTATGATAGCAGAAGCTAGAAAAATAAACAAGGTCAGTACAACGTTTATTGATACTATTTTAAAACATGAACACAATGGTAGAATTCATGCAGATATAAATCAAATACGATCTGATGACGGAGGAACGGTTACTGGGCGATTTAGTTATTCGAATCCAAACCTACAGCAAATACCTGCCAGGGATCCGGATACAGGACCATTAATAAGAAGTTTATTTATACCTGAAGAAGGTTGTACATGGGGTACATTTGATTACTCGCAACAGGAACCAAGACTTGTTGCACACTACGCTTTAAGATTTGGTTATGATACAGCACAGATAATTGCAGATTCATATGAGAATGATCCATCAACAGATTTTCATCAAATTGTTGCGGACATGGCTAAAATAGATAGGAAAGAAGCTAAAACAATTAACTTAGGTTTATTTTATGGAATGGGTAAAGCTAAATTACAAAATGAATTAGGTGTATCAAAAGAAAAAGCAGATGAATTATTTGATCAGTATCATAGTCAAGTACCTTTTGTAAAAGAATTAATGACTGGTGTAATGGAAGCAGCGCAAGACAATGGTAGAATAAAAACATTACTTGGTAGACGTTGTAGATTTCCTAAGTACGAACCAATACTCAGAGGAAGTGATTGGGGTACATTTGTGCCTGCACAAGATCATAATACAATATTAGAATTACAAAAAATGGGACCATATGAATTAGATGATGATGGTAATGTTATTAAAGATGCAGAGGGTAAACCAAAGAAAAATTATTGGCATAAAAATCCTGTACGTAGAGCATTTACTTACAAAGCGTTAAATAAACTTATTCAAGGTAGTGCTGCAGATATGACTAAAAAAGCTATGGTGGATTTATATAAAGAAGGTTTATTAGCACATATACAAATACATGATGAATTAGATTTTTCTATTGAATCAAAATCACAAGCTGATAAAATAAAACAAATAATGGAACAAGCAGTAGATCTAAAAGTTCCTAATAAAGTTGATTACGAATCAGGTCCTAACTGGGGCGAAATTAAATAATATGAGGAACTATGGCTTATCTAAATGCAAACATACCACCGATCTATTGCAAAGTAAGGAAGGAGTATCTTTATGATTTTAAAGAACATCAAGGAGAGTATAGTGACTGCGTTATCTTTGGTCTTGTCTCTATTTCAGGTCGCGCGCTCTTATTTAATATCATGTTACCCAATGGTGCGTGCTTTTGGCGTTTGCCTATCTCAGCGTTTTTCCAAAAATCGTATGATAGAGCCGATGTGCCGGATATGCAGTCGAACGAGTTACAACTGTGGAACTGTTTTAGTTATTGGCCTAGCGTGCATTGCTTTGATTGGTTGGCTGGTATAGATGGTAAATATCTAGGTAAAGATAAAAAATTCTACAAAGGTCAATATTTATTTACGGTTGACTGGGCACATCCAGAGACTAATATACTTAACACGGAACATT